ATCAATAATTTAGACCTCGACCAATCTGATAAAGATACACTATTAGATGCTTTATTAGACCTCGAAACTGTAACCGAAGCCGGAATGAAGAACCGTTCAGTCGGCGCATTAACACTTCTCATAAGAAGGTTTGGTTCTGGTGCAGGTGCATCAGCTGGGGCAATGTTAGGTGGAGGTGTTGGTGCGGCAGTTGGCGCAACAGCTGTCCCAAAATCTTTTGAGGCTATTGCCCAGCGTATAGATAGCTTTCTAAAGCTTAACAGACCAAAAGTTCTCAAGAGAGTAGAGCAACGTCGTAAGGCTGCGGAGCTAATAGGGCGTGATTATGGTAACACTCCAAAAGACCTAGCTGACCTCATACAAAGATTACTTGAACAGCAGGTAGCCGTTAACACAAAGCAGGACAAACAGACTGTAGACCCAGAAGTACAAAAGCTTACTGACTATTTAAATGAAATAGGTGCGCCACGAGCTGGTGGATGGCTTGAGACTGTTAGGCAATATGTTCAGAAGGCTGTAGAAGGATTTGGAGTTGCGGTAACACAAGAAGATATACTTGCCACAATTGCACGACTTCAAGAAATAGGAATGTTAAGTCAGGAAACAGCTGACGACCTTGCTCTTAATCGTGGTGGTCAAATTACCATTCCTAAATTGATGCAGTTGTTAACTGACGCAACACTTGCTTCTGTAAGAGAACGTGCAGGTATAAAGCCCGACCCTGAAGCTCAGGCAGATGCTAATGCGGCAGCGCAAAATGCTCAGTCACGACGAGACGCTAGAATACAACAAGGTATAGAAGACAATCGCCGGGTTCTTGATGCATCCAAAACAGCCCTCGAAGCCAACAACAAAATACCAAAAGCAGATAAGGCTAAACTAAGTGTTGCTCTAGAAAACATGAGGCTCGACCTTGGGCGTAACCCGGTTGAAGCCATACAGAATATTGTTAAAGACTTACGCAAAAGCGGTGTCGATGAAGCCTCTATTCAGGCTTACATTCTGCCTTATGCAACTCGGGTCGCACAGCAACAACAACAGAATGATGTCGTTTTTTCTCAAGTAGACCCTATACCAGAAGTTGAGACTGCCCCTGCAAGTAATCCTAATCGTATATCCACTAGTCGCACTGAGGCGGCTAGAGACCCAATCGATAGTTTTAATGAAGAACGTCAGATTAGTGTTTCATTGTTTGAAGATAACCCGACAGTATTTGACAAAATCTACAACAAGGTTCGTTCGACTGTTATCGGCATGGGTAAACTGGCTAAAGATAATAAACAATTCGCTATAGACTACAAAAACCATATCAAAGACAACCTTAGGTTTTTATATGAGCAGACTTTGCCGGAGTATCGTGAACGTGCAAAGCAGTGGTATGTTGGCGCAAACAAATTAGCTCAAGGTTTGGCAGACCAGTATAATTTAAAGTTAGAACAATCTGCGGCGGTTCTTGCCGCACTGTCACCTCAGCTTGATTGGTTCTTAAATTATGAGCTTGGTCGTCGAGTGATAGACATTCACGAAACCCAGCAAGATACAGTTTTTGAGGGTGCTGTTTGGGATGCCGCCCAAGACTATGTCAACGACATGAAAGACAAAACAAAAAGAAACAAAATAGATAAAGCTAACGCTCAAGATATTATTGATAGCGGTAAAGGTAAGCCACTTAGAGATTTAAACGCTATGGAGGCGGCATATTTCATCCGTTTTTATAACGAAGTTAATCAAAATCAAGTCATAAACATCATTACACCTGAAGGCGATGTTGGTGATTTACAAATGAATGACGATGGAGTTACACCAACTACAGGTGGTTGGAATAGTGGCTTCGCAATGATAGCTAAAGGCGTAAAGGTTTTAAGAGACCCATCACGTCTTACTATACATTATAGCCTCGGTGAGAAACACAAGGTCAGAAGTTTCTATAATAATATCTTAGACCCTAACTCTCTCATGGGTGATGTAACCATTGATACTCACGCAGTTGCGGCGGCATTGTTAAGACCTCTATCGGGCAACTCCTTACCAGTAGCACATAACTTTAAAGACGCAGGGACGAGTGCAGTACTTGGCGTTTTCGGTTCTTATGCCGTTTATGCTGATGCCTACAGAGAGTTAGCTGATGAGCTTGGTATACTACCAAGAGAATTACAAAGCATAACATGGGAAGCGGCTCGTGGTTTGTTTCCTCAAAAGAAAAAACAAGACAAGACTTATCGTGACAACTTAGAGCAGATATGGCAAGATGTTGATAGCGGTAAAATTACAGCAGATGAAGCACGGAGTATAATTTATGACACAGCCGGGGGCATTGACAGAGCAGACTGGGAAGACACCAAAACTCAGCCGGGAAATGCAGAGCGACCCAGTGATATCGTATCTAGTAGAGTACAACAAACCCCTGACCCAACAGAATTACCTCTCACTAGGGTATCCGGGGATGGAGATGTCAGCGGAGTTGATGTCGAGCCTTCCGGCGTTCTTCGACGACCTACCGAAGAAGTAAACCAACAGCTGGAGTTAGACTTTGACGTCAATAGTATTCCCACCCCAACCACCACAGATGGTCAAGCGGCAAGAGAAATCAAAGAAAACCTTGAGGAAGCCGAAGCCCTCATCGAAATTGGTAAACCCGGAAGCATCTACGAAGACGGTATCAAAACCTACGACCAATTAAATGCATTACTAACAGCACTTAACCTTGCTAGTAACTTTCACGTCGTTGATAGTCGTGAAGACTTTGATAAGCTTGTCGATGCTTACGGTTCAAAGATTAATGAAGAAACCAGAGAAGGTACAATGGGTGTTACCATTCAAAACCAAACAGATGGTTCAAAAGCTATTATAGTTATGAGACAGGGTCGTGGTGGCGATAGAATTCAAGATAGAGAATTTTTAACTATTCTTCATGAGATAGCTCACGCTATAGAATTCCAAAACAGATACCAAGGCAATGACCCACAAATCGGTTTTAGTAAACAGCCTGTTCTTAGACCGTATAACACAAGGTCGTTTGAAGGAAGTGCTACGCCGAACCAAAAATTAGCCTTTCACCCAATGTATGATGTAAGTCTAAGAGGACTACTAAATTCATATCTAAATTCTTTAGTACCTAGAGAAGTGAGTGTAAGTAGTAAGATATTAGAAACAGATACAGAAGCATTTAACAACGACCCAATAGTTAAAGAAATAAGACAAATACAAGCTGATGAAAACATAACTGTACCTGAGGGACAAAGCGGTAGAATTCGTCCGTTTCTTTCTGACAAAGATTACGGACAAGTTTACGATACAGCTGAAGCTATAGCGGCTACTCGTGGCGAAGAGCCTATATTAACAAGAGATGAGTTTTTAAGTGAAAAACGTCCTCTTATTACAAAACAAAGAGAAACTTATACTGAGACCGCACCTGAATTTACTGTAGACCCTGTGTTGTTTTCTCTTGCTGAACCAAAGATAGCCAAAAAGAAATACCCGAATATCTACAAGTTTATTCAGGATGTGATGAACGGTAAAACTCCAGATGTTCTTAAAAATACAAGATTTAATAACATTAGAAGAGACACGAATATTAAGTTATACACTGCACCATTCTCAGTAATTCTAGCGGCGGTCTTATCTGCAATGGGTATGGCTGAGGACGAAGAAGAGATGCCGCCAGTAAGCCCTCCCAACAGAGGCGCACTCACGCCACAACCCGGCGCACTATCAATCTAGGAGAAGCACATGCTTACCAAAGCATCCGACTTGGTTGTCTCGTACAGCCATATATCGGCTATTATTAATGACCAACATTTAACACCCGACCAGAAAACACTAATCCTGAAAGAAACACTTATCGACCTGCCAGCTGAACGACTTTGTACAGCTAAGAATACCCTGTCGATTATCAAGCAACTTGTAGAGGATTATATTAATGAAAACTCAGCGAAAGAAGTCACCGCCGAAGAAGGCGAAGTTTCCGCAGAAAGCACCGAAGAACAATTACTTCAAAACGATGATGGAGACACCGGAAGGTCGGGAGCTGAGAAAACAGTGGGCGAAGAAGCGCCGCAAAAACGCCGGGCGACCAAAAGGAACACCCGACGGATACAGAAAAGCTGAAATTGAACCAATCAGGAAACAGGCAAAAAAGGATGCCGAGAGGATAGTAGAGATTATGACTGACAAGATGGATTTACCAGAGGACGAATATAGTCAGGAAGCCATGAAGACAGCTGTTGAAATCATGCGTGTCCCCGGAAGCCCGAGAGAAAGACTTTCTGCGGCACGGCTTGTTCTCGATTTCACAAAAGCCAAGCCAGCGTCAAAGGCTGAATTGAGCATATCAAAAGCTGAAGACTTTTTAAGTAGTCTTCTAGAAGAGGAAGAGCATGGACAAGAAGTTACGACAGGTCAGGAAGAAACTACTAACTGACTTTAGCTTCTACTCTAAAAGCGCACTTAAAATAAGAACAAAGTCGGGTGAGATAGCACCTCTTGCACTGAACGCCGCTCAGAAAATACTAGACGATGCGGTGCAAAAACAACTGCATACTGAAAAGAAGGTTCGAGTAATAATTCTAAAAGCTCGACAGCAGGGTCTGTCTACATATGTAGGCGGCTACCTGTACTTTTCTGTAAGCCAACAACCAGCTCGTAAGGCTATGGTTATTACTCACCACGCTGATAGTACTCGTGCGCTATTTGATATGACCAAAAGGTTTCACGAGCATTGCCCTGAAATACTAAAACCACACACCAAGTACTCATCTCGTCGAGAGATTACGTTTGACGTTTTGGATAGTGCCTATGTGGTTAGTACAGCTGGTGGCGACAGCATTGGTCGAGGCGAGACGCTTACACATGTCCACGCATCCGAGTTAGCGTTCTGGTCTAAAACTCAAGCCGAAGAAAACTGGAATGGTCTCATTCAGGCAGTACCTAATGAACCCGGTACAGCGGTGTTTGTCGAAAGCACTGCTAATGGGGTGAACGGTCAGTTTTATGATTTGTGGAAGGGAGCTGTTGAAGGCACTAACGGATATGTTCCGGTCTTCATACCTTGGTTTACTGACCCTTCATACATTGAGGATGTACCCGACAACTTCGAGAGGTCACCCGAAGAAGAAGAGATATCAGAAAAGTATGACCTGAGTGATGCACAGCTGATGTTTCGTCGTCGTAAGATTGCTCAAAACGGAGCTGACTTATTTAAGCAGGAGTATCCGGCAGAGCCTGAGGAAGCATTCTTAACAACTGGTCGCCCGGTGTTTAACCCGGAGCAACTCACGGAGTGCCTTGGTGAAGTTCGTGATATGGATGAACGTCTAGCACTTGAAGGCGAGGACTGGGTAAACCATTCGAGAGGTGAGTTAACAACTTACATAGGTCACAGACCCGGCGAAAATTATGTAATCGGAGCTGACGTTGCTATGGGTGTACGAGGTGGCGACTTTTCAGTTGCTCAGGTCTTAGACAGCAACAAGCGACAGGTCGCAACTTGGCGAGGTCAGGTACATCCTGATTACTTTGCTGAGATTTTGTATGCCCTGGGTGAGTTTTATAATGATGCTTTTATCTGCGTCGAAAACAATGGTCACGGTATCTTAACGTGTACACGGCTCGGCAAAGATATGGCTTACCCAAACTTTTACACCGAAGTCCAACACGACAAGCTTACTGACCGTGAGACTGTCAAGCTGGGTTTCTCAACAACAGCAAAAACCAAACCAATGATTATTGACCAGCTCAGAGCATCAATGCGTGAAGAAGAGCTGGAGTTAAATGACAAAGTCACCATTCGTGAAATGCTTACTTACATCGTTACTGAAAGCGGAGCGATGCAAGCTGACGGAGGGTGCTTTGATGATTGCGTCATGTCATTAGCCCTAGCGAATTACGTTCACGATGGTGCATGGACACCAATTGAAAGCGGAGACGAATTTTATGTGGAAGTATTATAAATGAGTGAATACGAACCTCTCGACGATATGGATATCGTAAACCTTATCGACCAGAACATTGGAGTGTCGGTTGGTTACTACGACAGCGAACTATCGAACGAGCGAAAAGAAGTCGTTGATTATTATAATGCACACCTTCCTAAACCAGCTCACGACGGCAACAGTAAATATTGCAGTATGGATGTTTACGATGCTGTCGAGGCGATGAAGGCGGCTTTGGTTGAGACGTTTAGTGGTGGAAACAAGATTGTTCGTTTTGCCGCAAGTTCTCCCGAAGATGTGCCTCTCGCCGAAATTGCCACAAGGTATACTGACTATGTTGCCTTTCAACAAAATGATTTATTTAGTGTTTTAAGCCAAGTTGTTCACGATGGTTTGACGGCTCGTGTTGGCATATGCAAAGTCTTCTGGGAGCAGAAAGAACGCAAGACTATGCAATACTTCGAGGACTTGTCCGAAGACGAAGTAAACGCATTACTTGCTGAAGATGACGTTGAGCTAATCGAAGAAGAAGTTGACGAGCTTGGTTTACGTTCCGGCTCAATCGAAGTCACCAGCGATGCAAGTCAGGTAACCATCAAACCTGTTGCCCCCGAAGAATTTCTTATCGAGCCGCAAGCTAAAAGTTTAGAGGATGTCAACTTCTGTGCATACCGCACCAAGATGACAATCAGCGAACTTCTGGATATGGGCTACGACCCTGATGTGATTACTCGCATTGGTGACCACGAAGATGTGGACATGGACACCGACCAAGAAGTATTGGCTCGTCACGAAGACGTTGGGCAGATAAGCAACGTAGACGTTGACGGATACCAAGAACAAGTCCGGGAGGTCATGGTGTACGAAGCGTACATCGTTATGGATGTTGAGGGGTTGGGCAAAGCCGAACTTTATCGTGTACTAAAAGCCGGAAACGCCGTACTGGAATTAGAACCAGTCAACCGGAAACCATTCTGCAGTTTCGTTCCGCTCCCAATCCCTCACGCATTTCTTGGTTCAAACTTTGCCGACAAAGTCATTGCCACACAGAACGCTAGAACAGTTCTTACGAGGTCGATACTTGACCACGCAATGATTACAAACAACCCACGATATACAGTGGTGAAGGGTGGGCTGACTAATCCACGAGAACTACTAGACAACCGTGTCGGCGGTATCGTCAACGTAAGCAGACCTGATGCAATCAACCCGATGCCTCAAGCTCCGTTAAACCCATTCATATTCCAAACCATCAAAATGTTAGATGAAGATAAAGAGGACACGACTGGTGTTTCTCGTCTTTCACAAGGGTTAAATAAAGATGCACTTAGTCAACAAAATTCTGCTGCAATGGTCGAACAGCTTGCGACAATGTCTATGCAACGTCAAAAGATTATTGCTCGAAATCTTGCCAACCAGTTTGTTAAACCTCTATTCCAAGAAATCTATACTCTTGTCGTTGAGAACGAAGAAGAAGACAAAATAATCGAGGTTGCCGGAAACTTCATACAGGTATCTACGTCGCAATGGCAGGAACGCCGGGACGTTATAGTCGAGCTGAAGCTTGGCTACGGTGAGCAAGACCGTGAAGCTCAAAAGTACATGCAGTTGCACCAGATGTTTACTCAAGACCCCGGTCTTCAGCCAATGTACACACCACAAAACAAATATGCTCTTGTTACGGATATGCTCGAGAAGTCAGGGATTATGAATGCCGCCGAGTATCTGACACCGCCCGACCAAATACAGCCACCTCAGCCAAGTGCTAAAGAGCAAATGGATATGCAGGTTACCGCCAAGACACTTGAGCTACAAGAAAGAAACACATCTGTAGCCGAGCAGAAAATGATGCTGGAAAGCCAAATCAAGCAAGCAGAATTACAATTAGATGCGCTCAAAGTACAAAACGACCAAGCGATTAAATCCGATAGTGTCGATTTAAAAGAGGAACAGTTCAAGCATAAGCAGCGCATTGACAATGAACGACTGTCCTTAGACCGAACCAAATAGGAGTGAAATAGGTGAGCGAACAAAACGAAGACCAACTTATCAATATTGGACTTGATGCTGAGAAGCTTCTCAACCACAAAGCGTTTAACAACGTGATTGACGGAATAGTACAAGGCACATTTCAGGCATTTGTTAATTCAAACCCTGAAGAGCCAGAAATCCGTGAACGAAACTACAGTGCGTACCGTGCAGTAGTAGACATTGTGAATACTTTGAAGCAGCAGGTTTCAATAAAAGATGAAATAGAAAAGCGCAACAGCCGCCAAACGGAGGAGTAGCACCATGAGTAACGTGCAAGATAATACCCCACCTGAAAGCCCTAAGCCTCTATCAGTATCAGAGGCAGGGGATGCCATTTTGTCCCGATGGGAGGACACTCCAGAAGAGGAGTTATCCGAAGTTGAACAAGAGGCGACACCCGAAGACAATCAAGAAGAGACTGAGATTGACCCGGGTGATGATAGTGACGACAATCTAGACGAAGAAATCGTTGAAGATGATACAGACCCTGATGAAAATGACGAGGTCGAAGTCGAAGAGAATGATGACGAAGAAGATGAAGAAGCTGAAGTAATTACTGATGACGAACATCTCGTTGAGGTTCTCGTAGACGGAGAAGTCAAGAAGGCATCTGTTAAAGATTTAAAACGGCTTTATGGTCAAGAGGCATCACTAACTAAAAAGTCTCAGCAAACTGCAAAACAACGTAAAGAAGCTGATGAAGCACTTCAGAAGACTTCAGTTGTCATGCAGAGGCTAATCGAGAAGGCACAAGAAGCCTACAAACCTTACGAGGACATCGACATGCTAGTAGCAAGTCAAGAGATGACCCGGGAGGATTTCGCTTCACTTCGTAAAGAAAGTAAACTTGCGAAGGACAACCTCGACTTTCTCACTCAAGAAGCTGAACAGTTCTACGGTGAAATTCAGGCACAGCATCAAGCCAATCTGAATGAAGCTGCGACAAATGCAGTAAAAGTATTGCGTGAGGATATACCTGACTGGTCGAATATTATGTATGACGAAATACGTCAGTATTCTGTTAGTGAGGGTTTACCCGAGCAAATGGTTAACACAATTGTTGACCCGGTTGTTATCAAGCTACTTAATAAAGCTCGTCTATATGACCAAGGCAAGAAAGTGGCTACAACAAAGAAAGCGAAAACAGTGACTAGAACTAAATCACTAAAAGCACGAAAGACACCTGAGAAGTCAGCTGATGTCGCCAAGCAAAAGCGAATAAAAGCTACTAAAGACAATCTAAGAGCGTCAAAACGTGGAAACCACCTCGATGATATAGCCGATGCACTGATGGCACGTTGGGAGCAATAACTTCAACTTAACTCAACTTAAAAAGGTGTTAAAATTTAATGACAACTTATACTACATATGACCAAGTTGGATTGGCTGAAGATGTAAGTGATATTATCACTGACATTGGTAATGGTGTCCTTGTCGGGTAACCGACATGACAAACTGTGTGAATTCAGGGAACATCTCTAGCAGACAATCCTGAGCGAAGCCCCGGTATCTCCGGGGAACGTGCAACGACTATCCCATTGGGAGTAGAGCCAAGCGGCTCGAAGCGCACAGCCCCTCATGACGAGGGTGAAGATATAGTCTCGTCCTGTAGGCGACTACAGGCTGGCAAATGATTGCCGGGCAGAGCCTAGCGAACTCTGTTGAAGAAACGCACACCAACCGACACTCCATTCAGCACTATGATTGGTTCAGAAACCTGTTCCGCTCGTGTGTTTGAATTCCTTGAAGATAGCCTTGCCGCCGCCGCAGATAACAAAGCGGTTGAGGGTGCAGACCCAAGCATGGCTACTCTTTCTAACGCAACGTCCAGAACGAACAACACCCAAATTCTGACTAAAGCGTTTCAAGTGTCCAAAACTGCTGACGCCGTTAAGACTTACGGCAGGGCAAAAGAAACTGCGTACCAATTAGGTAAAGCACTTAAAGAAATTAAGCGTGACCTAGAACGTGCGTACATCGGTATAGACAACGCCGCTGTCACAGGTTCAAGTTCTGTGGCAAGAGAAATGGCAAGCGTCTCGACCCAAATATCGACAACCGTCGATGCCGGGTCAAATGCCACCGATGCCCTTACCGAAGCCAAACTACTTGAGCTGGGTGAAGACTGTTATGGTAACGGTTCTGACCCAAGCGTACTCATGATTAAACCGGGCGATGCTCAAATCGTTGCTGGTTTTGCCGCCTCATCAGGTCGCAATCGTGAGTTTGCTCAAACTCGTGAGCTGGTCAATGTGATTGACCTGTACGTTAACTAAACAAATCGGCATAGCGTACATTAAACCCTGTGAATTCAGGGGAAGCCTAAGTCCTTATGGATATGGTAATCCTGAGCCAAGCCTTGCTTATGCAAGGAAGGTGCAACGACTATCCTTTTATGGAGTACACCCCGAGTGGGGTGGAAGCGCAGGGGTCTGCAATAGCAGACATGATATAGTCTCATCTCATATCGAAAGTATGAGCGTTTTTTAACGACTTTGGTCTAACGAACCAAGGTAAAGATTTTGTTCGCCGTACGGAGAGTACAGCATTGTACTCAATCGTCACCAGCTTACGACACACGCATTTTTGATTGACCCAGCCATGTTTAAGGCAGTTGTGTTGCGTCCGTTTACACGCACACTTCTCGCTCAAACAGGTGACAGTGACAAACACTTTATCAGCTACGAAGGTTCAGTGAAACACATGAACTTTTCTGACAGTGGAATGATTACTGGTCTGTCATAAGCCAATGGAGTGGGGGAGCAGATAGGGTTCTGCTCTCCTTACCTGTCTCGCACCCCCACGCCTTTACTAAATAAGGAAAGCAATGACTGATAAAATTACTAAGTTTTACGACGTACAGACTGACTACATTCAGGATGGTGACAATCTGCAACGTAAGACTACACAACACTTACCGGACAAGTTTCTGAAAGACTTGCGCCAGACTTACGAAGACAGTCTTGACCAACGAGAAGGCGAATTCATGAAAGTTGCCTCTATCCCAGTTGCTGTCGCAGACAAGTGGATGCGTGAAGGCTTCAACATCTATCATGCATCAGGTAAAGAAATTCTTAAAAGATTAAGAGCTGAAAACCTAGACGCATTTATTACCACCAAAAAGTCTATCTAATGCCCACAGCTAAAAAGTTCTCGAAGACAGTTCGTAATCCCAAGACAGGTCGTAAGAAGACTGTTCGTTATGGAGCTAAAGGTTACAGCATAGCTCCCGGTACAAAAAGAGGCGACAGCTATTGCGCTCGAAGTCTTGGTATCAAGAAGCGTCTTTCTAAGAAGAAGCAGAACGACCCAAACAGTCCTAACAACCTATCACGCCGCAAGTGGAAATGTAGCGGTGCTAAATCACGGAGAAAATGATGCCAAACGTCAGAGGTAAGAAATTCCCTTACACCAAAAAAGGAATATCAGACGCTAAGAAATCCCTAAGTAAAAAGGATAAAAAGCGTGTGATGACTAAGAAGAAACTTCGTAGGGGCTAACAGTGAATTACGGAGACCTGAAAACACACTTTAACAACGTCCTTAACAGGTCAGACATAACCACAAGCTTAACGACTACATTTATTGACCAGGGCATTGCTCGTATTCAACGTCAGCTCCGCACTCCCATGCAAGAGAAACTGACAACTTACACAATCAGCTCACAAACAGCATTCGTAGAACTACCTAATGACTTCATAGAAATCATCAGTCTCTATTTTGACAACACTGAGATTAGTCGCATACCAATGTCTCGCTTCAGAGCATTAAATAAGAATACCTATGCAGGTACACCTCAGAGCTTCACCCGACAACAAGAGAAGCTCTTCTTGTATCCTCAGCCTTCCAGTGGCGAAGTCATTTTGTATTACTACGGCGAGTTCCCGGCGTTGTCCTCAGACACAGCTGAGAATGCTCTAACCAAAGTTGCTCCTGACCTAATTATCTACAGCGCATTGACTTATGCTTCAGATTATTATCTCGACGAGAGAGCCGCACAGTTCGAGCAAAAGTATCAAGGCTTCATGCTGGAGCTACAAGAGCAAGCAAATGACCAAGAAGTCAATGGCGGTACTCAGGTAATTCAACCGAGTGCCAGATACACCAGCTCGGGGGTATAATGTCAAAGACAAGTTTCTTTAAACAGTCCGGCACAAATAATGTCGGCACATCCGGCAATGACGCAACCGACCCAACTGAGATTGCAGACAGCGCATCCGATAGCTCGTTCTTTAAACAGAATGGTGTGAACTCAGAGGTCAACTCAAACTTAACACAGAGAGCAACAGATGCAGAAACAGCAAAGACTGCCGCTGAAGCGGCTCAAGCTAGTGCAGAGACTGCGGCTACGAATGCGGCGGCTAGTGAAACTTCGGCACAATCGTCAGCTAACAATGCTTCAACCTCATCCTCTACAGCGTCTACGTCAGCTACCACGGCGACAACTAAAGCTAGTGAAGCGTCTGCATCTGCAAGTAATGCATCCTCGTCAGCTTCTGCGGCGGCTACGTCAGCTAGTAATGCGAGTACAAGTGAGACTAATTCGGCGACCAGTGCAACTTCAGCTTCCACTGCGGCTACCTCAGCGCAAACAGCACAAACAGCCGCCGAGGCTGCAAAGACTGCCGCAGAAACAGCAAAGACTGCGGCTGAGACAGCAAAGACTTCAGCAGAGACCGCTGAGACTAACTCGACTTCAGCGGCAACAAGTTCTTCAAATAGTGCGGCAACAGCGACGACGCAAGCTTCAACTGCAACGACAAAGGCAGGTGAGGCGGCTACGTCAGCTACCAATGCGGCTACTTCAGCAGTTAACGCATCCACATCAGCTGCTGCTTCAAGTAACTCCGCATCGTCTGCGGCTTCAGCCCAAACAGCGGCAGAAGCGGCAAGGGACAGTGCGCTAACAGCTTTTGATAACTTTAATGATAGATACCTCGGCAGTAAGACATCCGACCCGACTGTAGACAACGACGGTAACGCTTTAGTTGGGGGCGCATTATACTTTGATAGTACCAACGGCATAGTGAAGGTCTACACAGGTTCGGCGTGGGTTGCCGCCTACGCATCTACAGCTGGTACTTTGCTCGTAGCTAATAACCTTAGTGACGTTCAGTCTGCCGCAACCTCAAGGACAAACTTAGGTCTATCCACAGTTGCCGCAACAGGTGCATACTCAGACCTGACTGGCAAGCCCTCGCTATTCGACGGAGCTTTTAGTTCCCTGTCGGGCAAGCCGACAACAATATCAGGTTATGGCATAACGGATGCTTTTGATGGAGCTTTCAGTTCTCTGTCGGGCAAGCCTACGACTATCAGCGGTTATGGCATCACGGATAGTTTTAGTGGCGCATATAATGACCTGACCGGAAAGCCCACACTATTCGATGGAGCTTTCAGTAGTTTGTCAGGCAAACCAACTACGATTGCCGGGTATGGTATAACGGATAGCTTACAACTCGGTACATCAGCGACGACAGCCTTAGCAGGTAACACCTCAATACCGTCAACCTTAACTGATTTAGGGATTTCTGACGGTTCAGTTAACCAAGTCTTGTCAACTAATGGGTCTGGTACGTTTACTTTCGTTAACCAATCTGCTGGTGGAGGTGGAGCTACTCAGGATGCCGATGGCGACACCAAAATTCAGGTTGAAGAAACCACTGACGACGACACTATCCGTTTCGATACGGCTGGTAGTGAGAGGGCTATTATTGCGTCTGGTGGTGGAGTAGGTATTGCAACTACTGACTTAGGAACTGAAACTCTTACTATAAATAAGCTTTCCGGAAACACTTATGGGTCAATACAGCTAAGACGCTCAGACACTGTCAATACAAACCAAGGCGGTATTCTGACGTTTGCTCAAAAAGACGATGCAAGTACTTCATGGTTGGGTATGGCTGGTTGGGATAATGGAACAGACCGAACGGTTTATCTTGGTGGTGGGGGCTGGGGCGAACAAGAAGCCACAGCAATAGTTCTTTATACAGGTTCTTACGATGCTGGCAGTGGTGGTGCGAGTGAAGCGGCTAGATTTAGTAGTACCTTTAATACATTCAGCAGGTCTACAACATTTGGCACTAGTACCAATATTTCAGACACTCACCAAATAGCTTTGTATAGAAGCGCAAACCCATATATTGCTTTTTACTCAGGCTCAACTACTTCCCGTGGTGGATACTTGCAGTATAAATCGGATTACTTTCTCTTTGGCGAAGTAAGCTATTCGCAATCTGCCGGAAGTTTTCGTGCGCCAATCTTTTACGACAGCGACAACACATCTTACTATACCAATGCGGGTGGTACTTCGTACATGGAGTACATAGGCCGCAGGTCACATCATCGTGGTCATTTTGTTGGTGGTTATAATAACATTGGTTCTAATCAAACTAATTCAAACCCGATATATACAATTGGCTCTAGCTACAACCCAAACTCAACTACATTGGGTAACATGTATGGCATTGGCTTCTGTAAAAACAATGCGTCATTTATAAGTTTGTCAGGTGAAGGTACTGGATGGGGTTTGTATGTTGCCGCAGATGGCGATGCAAGAGTATGGATGAATGGGTCAACTGGAAGTTATTCGGGAACTGGAAACATCACGGCGTATGCTTCGGACAGACGATTAAAGACTAACATCAAGCCTATCGAAAACGCATTAGACAAACTGAATAAAATAAACGGAGTGACTTACGATTGGGTTGACGACATTACATCTGAGTATGGTTTTCACCCACAGTGCATGTCAGAGCATGGAGTAGTGGCGCAGGAAATCGCAGAAGTTCTGCCGGACGCAGTCGTAACTGCCCCATTCAATGGCTCTTACACAGAGAAGTGTGGAACAGACCACGACTTCAAAACTGTTCACAAAGAGAAGATTATTCCACTGCTTATCGAAGCTATCAAAGAACTCCAACAAGAAGTCAAAGAACTCAAAGGTGAAGCATGAGTGAAGTAGAAGATTTAGCTGATGGAGTATTCGCTGACCAAGACGAACTCGATGCATCTACCGATTGGTCACACCTCACTTTCACTTGGTCTGTAACCGAATTGAAAACGTCAGCCAGTGGTGGTCACAGTCGAGCGGTTACACAAGTTTACTGGAGCAAGACAGGAACAGATAGCGAGGGGCGCAGTGGCGTATTCCGTGGTGCAACTCCGCTTTCTGCTGAAGGTGTTAGTGAAGCTGATTTCATAGACTTTGCGTCTTTACCGGAAGCAAACATCATTGGATGGATTAAGACTGCGATTGCCGGAGACACTCATCCGAATGAGCGCATACAAATCCAGATTAGTGAAAGTTCTAATCCGGTGACGGATGAAGATTTACCTTGGGGGACTGACTGATGGCACTACAAAGCTCAGGCGCAATAAGTATGTCGGACATAGCCGCAGAAATGGGCGGTAACCAGCCCCATTCCATATCGGAATATTATCGTGGGGCCGGCCTAACCCAATCGGGCTTTTATGTAAAAGGTTCATTCGTAGCACTGAATACAGGTGTACCTACCTCTGGGACTATTTCCTTCTCAGATTTCTATGGGGCAGATAATCTATAATGGAAGCACGTTCAGTTAACAGTTACACAGAAGAACAACTGGACGCACTCTGGTCTGACTGCTCTTCACAAATCGTAGGCGGTACAATGCCTCACGATAACCACGACCATTGTAAATCTGAAGTCTTCAGTAGTATGAACCGACAACCAATTAAGATGGCTGTATCTGACGATGACAATAAAGACATCAGTTATCTGACAGGTTACAAAACGGATGACGACCACTTTTATGTGGTGTCCGGCTTGCATGGTAATGACACTAGTGGTTCTAAAGGTTGGCTATACACGACACAATACTGGTCAACTATTCGCCAGTGGGTCGTCGATAATAATATGACAGCTTATTCAGGTGAGATGCTGAAAGATGAAAGTGCATACAACCACCTTATAAAGATTTCGGACTTGGGTGTTTACCCTAACGCAACTTTTAGCACCAGCAACATCCAGGAAATTAAATCTTTAGGATTTACGACTGTAGATATTTGTTTTCTTCACAACAATTAAAGGTAATTAAAGATGGACATAACGACACTGATTGACGTGTTAGTTGGTGTCGTACTGACCGGGTCGGCGTACTTTATCGTCAGCCTACAAAAAGAGGTCAAGCGCATCGACATATTACTTAACCGAACACGAGAGGATTATGCGACCAAGTTTCAGGTGCGTGATGATATTGATAGGGTAATGGAAGCTTTGCATAGAGTAGAAGACAAGCTTGACCGGGTGTTGACTGAGAAGAATTAGTGATAGACCCGGTCTCTATAACAGCTGCCTACACGGCTGTGAAGAAGGGGATTGAGGTAGGTAAAGACATAACCCAACTCATGTCTGAGATTGGTTCTCTATGGACAGCCATTGAAGAAGTTGAGACAGGTTACCGTAAAGAAAAACAGAAGAAACAATCTGTCGAAGAAGAAGCTCTAGACCTGTTTGCCGCAAAGTGTGCAGCCAAGGATGCCGAAGAAAACCTCCGCAATATTGTTATAGCCACCCGAGGTTTCAACGCATGGAATGACATGATGCGTATGCGTGTCGATTTACGAAAGAAGCGAAAAGCACTTGCGGCACAAAAAGCACAAGAGAAGAAAGAATTATTAGAAACCATAATGATTATTGGAGCTGTTCTCGGAGCATCCATAATTATTTTAGTAACAGTATATTTGTTCACAAGGGGATGATTATAATGAACTATGAGCGCATCAAGAAACAGCTCATCGAACACGAAGGTTTGAAGCTAGAGCCATACAGATGCACAGCAGGTAAGTTAACGATTGGTGTCGGTCATAATCTTGACGACAAACCTATAAGTCGTGACGTTGCTATGTTGATGCTTCAGGATGACATAGACGACTGCATACAAGATTTACAGAAAAACATCATGTGTTTTGATGCGTTGCCCCCACACGTTAAAGAGGCATTGATAAACTTATGTTTTAACATGGGCATCAATCGTCTGCTTCAGTTCAAAAAGACACTTAGTTATATAAGTACTCAGGACTACAACAAAGCCGCCGAAGAATTACTGGATAGTCGTTATGCGGCACAGGTCGGCAAAAGAGCCGTGGATGTGAGCAACATGATTAGAGGTAATAAATAATGTTACAGTCTTTCATTGCTCCCATAGCTAACCTTGCCGGAACATTCATTAAAAACAGAGCTGAGAAGTCTTTGGCAAAGCATAAGCTTGAGCTGAATGTTCTGGAGAACAAGGCGAGGCTTGCACTTGCTGAACACGAAGCCAACTCAGATTGGGAGATGGCGCAGCTACAAGACAAAGATAAAATCTTACGTTGGTTCAGCTACACGATGTTCACCGCACCCATCGTAATTACTGTCGTCAATCCTGATTGGGGCAGACGTATATTTGAGAACCTTGAGTATGCACCTAGCTGGGTTGTCGAGGTTTGGATTGCGATGAATGGAGCTGTCTGGGGACTGTCTAGTCTCAAGAATGTTGTGCCTTCCGTCGTCGGCAGCATCCGTAAGAAGTAATAAAAAAAACACTGGTTTAACCAATCGGTGTTTTTTGTAAACGGATACTTGTAATGTGACACAAATCACACTACTAATAATGACTGAGAGCTGACATCCGTAACCGTAGCTCAACTGGATAGAGCGACGGACTTCTAATCCGTAGGTTGCAGGTTCAAGTCCTGCCGGGGTCACCATTAATTTGGTAAACGGATTTATAGCTCTCCCATTGTAAGGAGAGAGACTATGGATATTACTTTTAAAGACTTTATCGACCAGCAGATACATCGTATGTGGGAGGGACGACACCTAAAAGAGTGTCGGTCTAAGCTATCTAGATTTTGTAACTTCGAAGACTTTGGGTCTAAGGCACTAAACAGGTTCAAGCCAGCTGACATTGATATGTTCACTGACTACCTCATTGAGAAGGACTGTTCTAATGCTACCATCAATAGATACCTGAGCGCACTGAGCAGGGTATTTAGATTTGCAATACACCATCAACTCATCGAGACAGCTCCCAATATTATGTGGAAGCGAGAGAACAAGGGAAGACCTCGTTACTTTAGTGTCGAAGAGATTGCACAGTTAAAAGATTTCTTTGCTGGTCATAAGCATTGGTACGTCGGCGAAATGTTAAACATCAGTCTTAACACCGGGATGCGTCGTGGTGAGATTTTGCAGATTGGTGACGAAGCTCATTGGGATAGTCAGTCTACAGCCATACTTTTGCCTAAGACTAAAAATGGTGACGACAGAGTAGTTCCACTTAACGAACAGGCGACACATTCAATTAAGAACCTTGACGGTTGCCCCAAAAGATATTTCACGAACCGCACATTCTATGATGCGTGGGCAGAAGCTAAACATGAAATTGCGCCACATGATGAACATTTTGTGTTTCATGTTGCACGTCATACTTGTGCAACGATGTTGGCGAACAACCAAAACGTCAACACTGTACTTATCGGTACAATTCTTGGTCATAGGTCTGAGGCTACAACTCGTAAATACATTCACTCCGACCAAGGTCGTCTTCATCAAATTCTTAACGAACTGAAGGTGTAGTCAGATGTTAACAGTATATGAGTGGATTAAGGATGCCTTGGCTTTTATATCTATAATAATCTACGGCTGGTTAATGTGGTTTTTTGTTCTGTTTGTTGGGTAATAATATTACAATTTTGGGTAATTTTAGGTTTTGTCCACCCCTTGGAGAAGCAGTGGGTCAAATAATAGCGGAACGCAAAAGGTACATAAGGGGTAGCGAATGAAGGGTTCAATATTTGAAGAACTACAGCGTGAAAACGAGATGTCTCAAAAGGGGCGCAGTAGGTTCACGATGCGTAACGACAGACTACAAAAGTCTAACCAGAATAACGCCCACAACCAAATAGAACTTGCGTTACCAAAAGTTTCTGAGGCAATTACCGAAGCTATCCTAAATAAGCTTAACGACGATAAGGGTGGTAGACCACCGCATTGGCTAGAGTACATTAGGGAAGTTGACGCTGACAAAGTTGCTTACATAGGTCTCAACTCATGCATGGATGCAGTCGGTCAAAACTCATCACTAACGAAGACCATAGTCACTATGGGTCGGTTCATAGAGCTTGAGATATTTGCTCAGGGATTACGACAGAGCGATGCTAAGGCGGCTCGTAGGATTGAAGAGAAAGTAACTAAAGACCACTCAAGTATGCGCCACAGGGTCAAGGCGGCTCGTATCATTGCCTCTCGTAATGGCTATGTTCAAGAGCCTTGGGCTGACGAGGTAAGAGCCAAAGTTGGAATGATGGTTTGGAACTGTATCAGCTCGTCTGTAGACCTCTTTGAGATTTGGGAGACATCAGACCGCTCAGGTAAGACCATGCGTCGTATAGGCTTCACAGACACTCTTAGGGATGCTTTGGATACGATGGACGCAAAGTTGGCTTGGGCTGAACCAATGTTCGAGCCGATGATTGTAAAGCCTAGAGATTGGACTTCGATTAGTGATGGTTGCTACTGGGAGACCGCTCTAAGCTCCCACATTGCTCTCGTTAGATATGCTTCCAAAAAACAGCTAGAGATTATTAAGCATGACCTAAATACCTCTCAGGGTCGTGCTGTGCCTTACATAGATGCCCTTAACAAAATACAGTCGAGTGCCTTCAAGATTAATCCTTACGTTCTCGATGCAGTAAAGTGGGCTTGGGAAGAGGGTAAGCAGTTCGGTAAGTTTCCCCGACGCAACTACTTAGACAAACCTAAGCGGTCTCAGGATTGGGCTAGTAAGTCTGATTACGAGAAGAAGGCTCACATAATTAAGACTAGAGGTATTGTCGTCCGTAACAGGTCTGTCGATGGTAACCGGGCTGTTATGAAGTCTGACATCAATACAGCTGACTACCTCAGTCAGTATGATGAATTCTATCTGCCTCACAACTTTGACTTCAGGGGCAGGGTGTATCCAATACCTCACTTTAATCACCACAGGGACGACCATATCAAGGCGATGTTTTTAATTGCCAACGGTAAGCCCTTGGGTGAGAGCGGATTAAGTTTTATAGCTCTACAGGTCGCCAACTCCGGTGACTTCGAGAAGGTAAGCAAGAAGTCATTCGATGACCGTCTGAAGTGGGTTACTGATAACGAGAGCAAGGTAATGGCTGTCGGTAAATGCTTCAAGGAAAGCTACGACATCTGGAGCAAAGCCGATTGTCCTTTTCAGTTCTTGGCGGCTTGTCGAGAGTATTACCTCGCATGTCAAATGGACAACCATGAGGATTACATCAGTGGTCTGCCAGTTGGTCTCGACGGAACTAATTCTGGTATCCAGCATTATGCTGCGGCATCACGTTCAACAGATGATGGTGTTCTCGTAAATCTTATTCCCGGCGAAGCCCCAAGAGATATCTATCAGGCTGTAGCTGACCGTGTGAATGACCTCATTAAAGATTGTGATGAACCCGAAGCAAGGCTTTGGCGTGATTACGGCGTTGGTCGTAAGACTGTGAAACGTAACGTAATGACTTTCGGTTATTCATCCGAACAGTATGGGTTCGCCAATCAGATTATGGAAGACCTGATGCGTCCTCTCCAAAACATGGTCATCAATAATGAGCTTGATAGACACCCATTTGGTGACGACGAAGGGTACAAGGCAAGTCAGTACTTAGCCAAGCAGAACTGGATAGCTGTTAATGAAGTTATCAAGTCAGCTTCAGAAGGCATGAAGTTCTTCAAGGAGCTGGCATCAACTTGCGCCCATAATGAGATAGCCATGCGTTGGACTACGCCTATCGGCTTTCCTGTCGTTCAAAGATACAACGACTGGGATTTAAAGAAGATTAAGCTATACCTACATGACCGTGAAGCAAAAGTGTACAAAAGATCTCAGGTATCAATCAGGTCAGACAAGGCTGTTAAAATTAACAAACGTAAAAGCAGGTCAGCGGTGTCTCCAAATATCATTCACTCGGCTGACAGCTGTCACTTGTTGATGACGGTTCGTCATGCGGCAATGAAGGGTGTTAAGGATTTCTTCTTAATTCATGACAGCTTCGCTACTGTCCCGGGTGACACTTGGCTCATTTATGATGCCATCCGATATAGCTTCGTAACCATGTATGAAGAGTGGTGTTTATACTCATCGATACTTGAAGAAGTTAAACAGCAGATACCTCTTAGTGCGGTTGATAAATTACCAGAAGTCCCGGCTAAGGGTGACCTCGACATTAACGTCGTCCTAAACAGCGAGTACTGCTTCTCGTAACCAATAAAAGGTCAAATCATTATGCACCCTCGTGAGAAAGCAATCGGGGAAGCTTTGTTGTGTATGCAACGTGGCTTACCCATGCCTAAGGAATTGTCTGAACGCCTTAAAGATTTAGACATCAATATCCATACATTACTCGAACAGGAGAGACAAAAAGATGGAAATCAAATACATATCCCCGATTGGTGAGCTACTCTATCCGCACATCAATCGTGAAGACCCGAGCTATGGTCGTTATAAAACAGTATTCAAGCTGAGTGCTGACGAAGCTAAAGAGTTCATTGAGCATTGTCACAACTTAGCCAAGGATGAGTTTCGCACGACTGATGGTGTTCATCTTCCATACAACATTGACGCTGAAGTTGGCACTGTTGAAATCAAATGTTCTTCAAAGTACCCACCTCAGATTGTGGATGACCAGGCTCAACCAATGGTCTTTGAGGATGCGCCGGAAATCTACGGTGGCACAAAAGCCAAGCTTAAAATCAAGCTCAGATGTAATGACGTACCACCAAAGAAATACGTTTCTGCATACATGAGCGCAGTGCAAATCATTGAGCTTGCTTCTATCCCTACAGGTTTCGAAGCAGTAGAAGGTGTAAAAAGTGCCAAAGAAGAACAACAAGCAGAACCAGCGGCATCGGACTTCGACAAGTACCAAGTCAGCGCATAGGTTTAGGTCTAAATTTGAACACAAGATTGCCGAGCAGATTACCAATGGTGGACTGTCGGTAGAATACGAAACAGATAAGATTGCCTATGTTGTACCCTCAAGACATTCGCAATACTGCCCCGACTTTAAGCTGCCCAAACCCGGCGGCTTTTTTTATGTCGAGGTCAAAGGTCGTTGGCTGGTCGAAGATAGACACAAGCATCTGCTTATCAAAGAACAGCATCCAGACCTAGACATCCGTTTCGTATTCCAAAACGCAAAGACAAAACTCTACAAGGGTTCGCCTACAAGCTACTCCGACTACTGCGACAAGCATGGTTTCGTGTACGCCGATAAGCGTATCCCAGAGGATTGGCTTTGTTGCCTTAGCGACATCCGCAAAGGCTAAGGAGAGACCCCTGCCAGCCTTCTCCCTCCTTTCTCGGGCTGGTGGGGGTTACTCATTTTGGAGAGCAATATGACAGAACACACATCATCAGAATTATATAAAGCTTCCTGTGAAAACTGCGGAAGCTCAGACGGACTAGGAGTTTACGATGACGGACACACGCATTGCTACGTCTGTGGCACGACGCAACAAAATAGCGCAACAGCTGTCCAGCTACCGATACAGACAAAGAAGAAAGAATTCAGACAAGCATTACTACCGTCCGAAGCTCAAGCACTCCCCCATAGAAGAATAACAGAAGTTACATCCCGGAAGTTTGGTTATGGCGTAACGTCTATAAATAATAAGCTTCATGAGATTGCTAATCTTCGTAACAGCTCGGGTGCAATCGTTGCTCAGAAGATTAGGTCACCGGAAAAAGACTTCACCATAAAAGGTGACAGTAAGGACGCACAATTATTTGGGTCACATAACTGGTCGAGTGGTCGTCGTCTCATAATTACTGAAGGTGAGATTGATGCGATGTCAGTCTCACAAGTTCAGGACAATCGGTTTCCTTGTGTCAGTTTACCCAATGGCGCACCCTCAGCTCGCAAAGCTCTCCAACAACACTGGGAGTACATCGACAAGTTCGATGACGTTGTCTTGATGTTTGACCAAGACGAACCCGGGCGCAAGGCGGCTCAGGAGTGTGCTGAGGTTCTACCAGCTGGCAAGTGTCGTATTGCTTATTTGCCCCTAAAGGATGCAAACGATATGCTTGTCGCTGGTAGAACCAAAGAATTAATTGAAGCCATCTTTCAGGCAAAGCCTTACAGACCTGATGGTATCAAGAGCGCATCCGATTGTTTGGATATTGTGCTTCAAGAAAATCAAGTCAGTGATACCAAATATCCATATGAATTTCTTAACGACATCACAAAAGGTTTAAGACTTTCAGAGATGGTCACAGTCACCGCCGGGTCGGGTATGGGCAAGACCACATTCGTTAGAGAGATTGCTCACAAGCTTCTCTCGGACAATAAACGTGTTGGTCTAATCATGCTCGAGGAGAGTGTTAAGAGAACACTGCTCGGACTGATTGGTATACAGCTCAATAAAAATATAACGGTTGACCGGACAGAGGTTGATGACGCTGATATCTCGTCAGCATTCAAATCTATGTTTAATGACGACAGTCTCCAGCTGTACGACCACTTCGGTAGTACTGATGTTGAGGTTGTAACCAATCGTATTCGTTACATGGTTCAGGCTCTCGAGGTTGAGTGGATTATCTTAGACCACATATCAATTCTTGTAAGCGGCTTGGCTACCCAAGACGAGCGCAAGTTAATCGACATGGCGATGACGAAGCTCAGGACAATCGTCCAAGAATTAAACATTGGGATGATTGTCGTGTCTCACCTCCGCCGCCCGGATGGTGACAAGGGTCATGAAGACGGAGCGCAGGTCAGGCTTAACCAGCTCAGGGGTTCACACTCAGTTGCACAGTTAAGCGACATCTGTTTGTCCCTCGAGAGAAACAAAGAATTACACGAAAGCATGAGACAGGTTCGGGTTTTGAAGAACCGATTTACAGGCGAGGTCGGTCTCGCTTGCACACTTCAGTATGACCGAGAAAAAGGTCGGCTTCGTGAAGTCAGGGATTTTTAATAGGAGAGAGTTATGAGTGAATATAACGATGAGCGCAATGACAGAAAATATGCTGTCGTAGACATGATGGTTTGTGACAAGCCACAAGTTGTAACCTTAAAAATACCTATGAATGATTACAATGATATGGCTGAAGGTGATTTAGTTAATTACATTTCTGACTATAAAGTTGGATGGTCGTGGCAAGAAGACACCCTCACAAATGTTCTTGGTGTCACTTATACGGATGCAGATTAATGCGGCTCGTATTTGATTTAGAAACTGATGGTCTGCTTCCAGACCTGACGAGAATTCATTGTCTTGCAGTTAAGGATGTTGACACTGAAAAGGTTTACAGCTTTGAGCCAATTGATGTTGGTCATGGTATTCGTATGTTATCCGAAGCTGACGAGCTGATTGGTCACAACATTCTTTGTTTTGATATTCCGGCAATCAATAAGGTGTTTCCTCACGTCGATATGTCAAAGCCTAAGCTGACTGATACACTGGTCTTGTCTCGTTTAATTCATTCTGACATGAGAGCAGAAGATTACGAGTACCGTGCTTTGTTTCCGTCAAAGCTCGTGGGTAGTCACTCACTAAAGGCTTGGGGTGTTCGTATAGGTAATGACAAGGGCGACTTCGATGGTGGTGACTGGCAAACGTGGTCAGAAGAAATGCAGACCTATTGTGTTCAGGATGTTGAAGTCAGTTATGACTTATACAAACACCTTGACCCTGAAAACTTTAGTCACGATGCAGTAAAACTTGAACATGATGCGGCTCTTATCTGTGAGCGTATCGGCAACAATGGTTGGGTGTTTGATAACGATAAGGCTGTACAGCTTTACTCAAAACTCGTTGAGGAGCGAGACAGACTTGAAGTCGAGTTCTCACAACTATTTGAGCCGTGGCAGGTTGAGATACCATTTGTACCCAAGCGTGATAACAAGACCAAGGGTTATAAGAAGGGTGAACTGTTTACGAAAATTGAAGTCGTACACTTTAACCCGAATAGCCGTCAGCACATTGAACACTGTCTAAAGCGAAAGTACGACTGGAAGCCGTCACAACTTACTGATGGTGGTCGTGCAAAAATCGACGAGAAAACTTTAAATGCACTTGAGTACCCTGAAGCTAAAAAGCTTGCGAAGTTCTTCTTGTTACAGAAAAGACTAGGTCAGCTCAATGAGGGTCGGCAGGGTTGGATGCGTCTTGTTGATAAGGATGGCAGAATACGTCATCGATTAAATCACAATGGCACATTAAGTGGTCGTGCATCTCATCAACGACCTAACCTCGCTCAAGTCCCGGCAACTCGTGCGCCCTGGGGTCAAGAGTGTAGGGAGCTGTTCACAGTTCCTGAAGGCTACAGTTTAGTCGGAGCTGACCTAAGTGGTTTAGAGCTTAGATGCTTGGCGCACTACATGGAAGATGACGGTGAGTACGCTAAACAAATTCTCGAAGGCGATGTTCACACAGCCAACCAAAATTCTGCCGGGTTAAAAACTCGTGACCAAGCCAAGACGTTTATCTATGCGCTTTTGTACGGTGCTGGTAATGAATTACTTGGGCAGGTCTCCGGCGGTAACTTTGCTTTAGGCAAAAGACTGAGAGACAACTTCGAGAAAGCTCAACCAGCTTATAAATTGTTGAGAGAGAAAACTATAGCTGTCAGCGAAAGCCGTGGTTATCTCCAAGGTCTTGACGGTAGAAGGCTTAGGGTCAGAAGCCCACATTCATCATTAAATTTATTACTTCAATCGTGTGGAGCAATCCTCTGTAAAAAATGGATGCAACTGGTTGATAGTCAGCTCGACGCTGACCAAGCCTACATCTGCGGCTGGATACACGACGAATTGCAGATAGCAACCAAGAAGGGGTTTGAAGATTATGTCGGTAATATCACTAAACGAGTGGCGCAAGAAACAGGGGAATTCTACAAGTTTAATCTGCCAGTCGAGGCTGAGTACCATGTTGGAGATACTTGGGCGACTACGCACTGAGTACCCAGAAGCTTACGCAATTCAGATGGAGCATTTGTTTGCTCTTCTTGATGTGCTGTCTAGCGCAGCCAAAAAACCATTCACTGTCACCGGGCGCATTAGTCGAGAGAATGCTTTCACTGTTGCCTTGTGTGCAAGTGAAGGATTGTTGACTACCAAACTCGATGAGAACGGTTTCAGCACAAACTATTCAACCAGCTGGCAGATAACCGAAGAAGGTCTTGAGTTTAAGGAGAACTTACATGGAATACTTAATGCAGAGCTTGACCGAACCAACCCTGTTGATTGATGGTGACCTCTATTTATACAAAGCGGCTGCCGCATGTTACGAAGAGATTGAATGGGCTGAAGACCAGTGGACTACGATTACCAATCTTAACAAAGCTAAAGATATTGTCACATCCAACTTTACAAATTGGGCTGATAAGTTTGAAGCTAAGAAGATTATTGTCTGTCTGACTGGAAGCCATAACTTTCGAAAACAAATCAGCGACACATATAAATCTAATCGTAAATCAAAACGTAAGCCTGAGGGCTTTGCGTCGTTTACCGGGTGGGCAATGAACACCTTCAGCTATTACAAGCATCCAGCTCTCGAGGCTGATGATGGTCTTGGGATTATAGCGACCATGCCGGGCAACGAAAACACAATCATTATCAGTGACGACAAAGACATGTTGACTATACCAGCTAAAGTCTATCGTCCAGGTCAAGACCTGCTTGTTGATGTAACGTCAGACGAAGCAGATAAAAACTTTTACATGCAAACCCTTTCAGGGGATGCAGTAGATGGCTACCCGGGTATACCCGGCGTAGGCGCAAAGAAAGCCGAGACAATTCTCGGCGCACGACCAGCATGGTCGTTAGTAGAACAGGCTTACCTGAAACATGGCTTGTCAAAAGAAGACGCACTCCTAAACGCAAGACTTGCTCGAATACTCCGCTGGTCTGATTGGGATGCACAAAACAAATCCGTCAAGCTATGGACACCCGACAATGGGTAGACGTGACAAAGAAATCGTACAGTGGGTAAGACAGGACAGGTTGAAGGTGGAGCAAGCAAAAGAAGCTAATAAAACCAATTCTAATGTAATTAAACCAAGCCATTACGAGCGTTGGGTTCGTGAGCCAGTAAACTTTATCATGCAGAATGATATCGAGTTTTGGAGAGGCAACATTGTTAAGTATGTCATGAGGGCTGGCTACAAACATCCAGAGGATGCCACGCCCGAACAAATTGTTGATGCCGAGATTGAGGATTTGAGAAAAGTAATCCGATACGCCGAGATGCGTATTAATCATTTAAAAGGCAAACTACCAAATGACATTTCGCAATCAATTCTCTGAAGATATCTTTAACTACAAATACAGACACGACGGATGTGAGACTTGGGCAGACTTAGCTGAGACACTTGTTCTCGATGTCTGTAACCAATATCTCCCCAAGGATGAAATCGACCAGCTGACAAAATATATCAGCGACATGAAGTTTATTCCGGGTGGTCGGTATCTATATTATGCAGGTCGTCCCAACAAATATTATAACAACTGTTATCTTTTGAAGGCTGAAGAGGACACTCGTGAAGATTGGGCTAACCTCAGCTGGAAGGCTGAGAGCTGTCTAATGACAGGTGGTGGTATCGGCGCAGACTATTCAGTTTACAGACCAGCTGGTACAACAATCAGTCGAACTGGTGGTCAGGCTTCAGGGTCTGTGACCAAGATGAACATGATTAATGAGATTGGTCGCCGGGTCATGCAAGGTGGTAGTCGTCGGAGTGCAATCTACGCATCACTTAACTGGAAGCATGGAGACATCGACGATTTCTTGACCGCCAAGGATTGGCAGAACATGTCCGTAGGCAAAACAGGTCAAAGCTTGTGGGACATCAAACAGGATGACTTTAACTTTCCTGCGCCCCTCGATATGACAAACATATCTGTGAATTACGATACTGAGTGGCTGTTAAATTACTGGAAGACTGGAGACATTGGTGACGTATTCCGTCGTAACGTCGAGCAAGCTCTGAGAACATCTGAGCCGGGCTTCAGCTTCAACTTCTTCGACAAAGAAAACGAAACACTTCGCAACGCATGTACTGAAGTTACATCCGAGGATGACAGTGATGTCTGTAACCTCGGTAGTCTAAACATGGGTCGAATTGAAACACTCGAGGAGTTTAAAGATGTTACGGAACTGGCAACTAAGTTTCTTATATGTGGCACACTCTCTGCAAAGCTTCCTTATCAAAAGGTCTATGACGTTAGAGAAAAGAATAGACGACTTGGTCTCGGGCTTATGGGCATTCACGAGTGGCTTATCAAAAGAGGTGAGCGTTACGAAGTTACACCAGAGCTTCATAGATGGCTTCAGGTCTATAAGTCTTGCAGTGATTATACTTCCGTCCGTTATGCTAATGCTCTTGGTGTTTCTGTTCCTGTGGCTGTTCGGGCTATTGCTCCAACTGGGAGTATTGGTATCTTGGCTGGAACGTCCACAGGTGTCGAGCCAATCTTCGCAGTCGCCTACAAGCGACGATACTTAAAAAATGGCACTGAGTGGCACTACCAGTATGTCGTGGACAGTGCGGCTCAAGAGCTGATTGATTTGTATGGTGCGTCGCCGGACAAGATTGAAAGCGCACTTGACCTAGCCAGCGACCCCGAGCGTCGTATAAAGTTTCAGGCTGATGTTCAGGATTATGTTGACCAGTCGATTAGTTCGACAATTAATTTACCTGAGTGGAATTCACAACTTAATAACGCTGACACGGTTGACGGCTTTGCTCACCTTCTGGTTAAATACGCCCATAGGCTAAGAGGCTTCACTTGTTATGCTGATGGCAGCAGGGGAGGTCAGCCACTAACTCCGGTGGATTATAACTCAGCGCACAATAAACAAGGCGAAGAGTTTCTGGAAACCGCACACGACATTTGTGATGTGACAGGTAAAGGTGGCTCTTGCGGCGTATAAAAGGAAAGTGAGGGTGTGTCCCATCCAGTCTCCACTAAAGTAGAGTACTAGGACATTCGCAGGTCACGCCCTCACTTACTGAATATATACTTTTGTGACACATTTTTAAAGTGAACAAATCAAGAACCACGTCAAGTATTCACAGTTTATGCGTCAACAAAAATTGACGTTATATGTCAACACTCTCGAATATATACGAGGGCTTCATTGCAGTGGCGAGTATTGGTGTCGCCCAATCCAGCGGAATATCACGAACCTCAAAGTTCATGCCCGGATTAAAAAGAGTGAATAATCCATTCGGCTGTTTATAAGGTAACGTCAACACGATGTTAGTTTTCTCTCGATTACAGTCGGCTCTTTCGTAGCCATCTGCCACCTTGCAATAGCTAAAAGCTTGGTGGGCTTCGTCATGAATGTAGCCTTCTTTGATGGGTCTTACGTCAACCACGTCAACACTCTTTGTCATGAAGCTTAACATTCCGGTGTACTTCTCATTGCCTTCATGGATGAAAACACCATAATCTTTAGCCTTTTCGTAAGATGCGGTGTAAGCAAACCTTGGTTTGCCTGTCCATATTTCACGATAGAAAGATGTTCTGAAGGTTTCCTCTTTTGGTTCGTCAACCATCTTAGTAATGCCGATGATAGGCATCGGCTGCGCCGGGAAGAAGATGTCCTGCGGTGGACACTTGAGTATCTCAGCGTACTCGAATGCATCATCAAACGTCATGCGTATTGCACCCGAGATATGACGAGACAAGGTCTCAGGCTTCACGCCCTTCATGTCAGCAATCTGCTTTTTAGACAGACCGGATGCTGCGATGACCTTAGCGAAATTTACTGGCTTCATACCCATTAGTCTTCTCCCTCATATATTTCAACAATCTGCTCACCAGTTGAATTATCGAGGTACACAGTTTTGTTACCAATTTTTATGTAAGCTACCTTAGGTGAGCGCATATCAATTTGTAGATTTGAACCATCGTCAATTTCTAGATGTTTCTCCTGCCACGCCTCAGAAGGCGCAAACGAAGCAACGTATCCGGTTCGTGTTTTCTTACCCAACTCCCAAGTCAAATCAGTGCCATCATTGAGTGCATCTTCAAATTCATTCACATAACTAAGCATTGGGTTATCGCTAGAATATGGTCGCACGTTCTCAACTTCTCTTTCGAAGTAATCGTTAAGCTCATTATTGAAAGCTTCGACAGCTTGGTCATAATCATTTTTAATCGTTACACTAAACATGTTCTTACTCCTCTCTACAGAGGCGACTTACGCCGCCTCGAATTTGTTTGCTTGTGTGAAAACGTCAGCAAATTCATTCAGCAATTTGACTTGGTTTTCTTCGTCAGCACATATGAACGCTCTAGTAAGATGCTCTGCAAACTCGCCGTGGACACCACGCAAAAGCTGTTGAGTAGATATTGCATTCGGGCGCAAGGCATCTAGTCTGGCTTGCTCCAACCTTGCCTCTTTACGCTGATTTCTATTTTCATTATCAAGATGCATTTGTGCTAGCTTAAAATCACTTGGCTCAAAGCCAACAGCCTGTATAGGTATGTTCAATTCTAGTAACAATCGAACTGAAACCCAAACAAACGCACCAGTTTCATTTGGCTTGAACTCGAACATGTCTCTGCCGAACTCTGCCATTAAAGTATCTAGCTTTTGCTCAAACTTTTTTTGGCTAGTGCCTTTTGGTTTTACACAATCAAAAAATACAGTGTCTATGACTTGGTCGCCAAGCAAGTCGCTTTCGCAACTGTTGTTTAATAGTTTTAATAAATCGTTACTCATAATGTCTCTCTTTCTCATTAAATTCTGACCTGTCTCGTCAGCAATGCGAGGTCACTCACACTGGACACCCTCTCGGGTGTTTCGACTAATTTGTTGTGGTGTGTTGGTTTTCTGCGACGAATTCTGAAAGAGTTTGTATATCCTCATTCAAACACCCACAGATGTCTTTTATTTGCTCGATGGTATCTTCATTGGGTGAAGCCTGAAAGTCACCCATTCTGTTCTTTAGAATGTCCCAAAAGCTATTCACAGTGGATACTAGTTCTTCGAACTCTTCGTCAAATTCACGTTTCTTTTGTAGGTCTGTTTTAATCATAGTTATTTCTCCTTCTCTCTAACTATATCTATTATATAATACACTAGACGTAATACGTCAAGTACCAATACACAATAAATCAATAATACTTCTACTTTTGTCTACCCTTAGGGGGATAACGCCTGTAATCACTATAGATTAATCAATTAGTTATGATGTGTCACACACAAGCATATCGTGGAATAGCCATAGAAGCCTCTACAGCGTATCTGTCGTCAACTGGCTTGCATAGCTAAAGACAGCCAGGGATGAACTGTGGCGGTCTGTGGTGGGCTTTGGTGGTGCTTTGGTGGTATTTTTTATTTAAAATAGAAGCCCTCGAGCCAATAAAATTCAGAAAACACCAGCTGGTCGTTTAAATGTTCACGGATAATCTATCCGGTCACTTACGAACCCAATAAATACAACACATTAACATCCATAGACCAAAAACAGACCCCGGGTGGGTCTAAATAACATTCGATTTCAAAAACGAGGCTTTGTTGGCTTGTTGTTGTTGTTGTCCGGCATCGTTAATGAGAGGTCTCCCATGACAAAAAAGACATCCCCTAAGCCCACGAACCCTAAGCTCTACTCTCGTGTCAAAAGCGAAGCCAAGAAGAAGTTCAAGGTCTATCCATCAGCGTATGCCAATGCTTGGCTCGTGCGTACCTACAAGAAACGTGGTGGAACATACAGATGAGCCTAAATAAGTGGTTCAAGGAAGACTGGGTAGACATTGGCGCACCGAAAAAGGACGGTAAGTACCAATCCTGTGGTCGTAAAAAGGCATCCAAGAGCAAAACAGGGCGTGCGTACCCCAAATGTGTCCCCAAAGCCAAGGCTAGTCGTATGACAAAGGCTGAGAAGGCTTCAGCGGTGCGTAGGAAACGCTCAAAACGACAGGGATTAGGCGGTAAGCCGACCAATGTATCGACATTCACATAATTAGGACTATTCAATCATGGCATTAGAGACAGCTTCATTCATCGATGGGTTGAATTCAAGCAACCCGGCGGCGACAGATGCCTTAGCACAGGCTGACGACCACCTTCGTCTAATCAAGGCTGCTATCAAGGCAACATTCCCGAATATCACAGGAGCTGTTACTCTTACCCAAGCTCAAATTAACGCACTAGCTGACACCGTTCCTGCGCCCTCGGGAACTAAAATGCTCTTTAGGCAATCCGCAGCTCCAAATCAGTGGGTTAAGGATACCACCGACGACAATGCGGCTATTCGGGTCGTGTCTGGGTCGGTCAGCAGTGGCGGCTCTAATGGTTTTAGTAACTCATTCAATACTGACTTCACAATCTCAGGTACAACCGGGGGTTCTGGAACACTCAGCACGTCGGCAAGCACCACAGGCTCGACAACACTGTCTGTTAGTCAAATACCATCGCACAGCCACGACATCACCGAGGCGTTCACTAAGGAAGACAACAACTACAGCCCCGGTTCACAAAGACCGCTAAGAGAGAATTCAGTCAACCTCGGTAACTACACTATAACCACACAGACCACTGGCGGTGGTGGTGGTCACACTCACTCAATACCGTCTCTAGATATTCCCTCGCACACTCATACATTCTCGGATACCCACAATTTTGATGTCAAGTACGTTGACGTGATTGTCTGTACCAAGAGCTAGACATGCAGATTGAAATAGAGAGCAACTGTCCACTGGACGGTTTTAATGCGTGTAGGCAAACAAAATGCGGCTGGTTCGTAAAGCTCCGAGGCACTCATAACGGCTCTGAAATAGACGAATATGGTTGTGCTATGGCGTGGCTACCAATCCTGCTTGTGGAGAATGCCCAACAGTCTCGTCAGACCGGGGCGGCTGTGGAGAGCTTCAGAAACCAAGTCGATGATGCACGGAAAGCATTAATGTCAGAACAGCCAGTCAAGATAACTTTAGAGGAATAACATGGATTACTCGTTAACAGTAATAGGTTTAGCTTTAGTTATGACTATACTTCTCATGCACTCCCTCAATTAATCTAAGGAAACTAACCTATGGCTATCATACCAATCCGTAATCTTGGAGATGCCGGAGTGGTCACAGATGTTAGTCCTTACAACTTACCACTAAGCGCATATTCAAAAGCAGTTAACGTCCGATTTGATGAAGGCAAGGTGCGTCGTTCTCCAATCTTTAGAACCGTACTAGCTTCTCTCGGATACAACCCACGTTTTGCTTTCGGCATAGTTCCATCAACCGGGTTCGATACCGCACTGGTCATTAGTAATGACTACGTCATTAAAGAGTACAGCAATGGTTCTTTAACAGACCGCTCGGGTTCGATATCAGCGTCGGATGACCCTCGACCATTTACTGGTACGACCCTTGCTGATGTCACTTATATTAACAGACAGGACAGAGTGCCTGTGTTTCGTGCGCCAGCTGGTACAAACTTTGCTGACCTGACTAACTGGACAAGTAATCATAGATGCGTGTCTCTGAGAGCATTCGGCGACCAGTTGATTGCGCTGAATATGACTGAAGGCAGTTCAACATTCCCCAACCGGGTGCGCTTTAGTAACGTCGTTTTAGCTAACTCAATACCTGATAGCTGGGATGCCACCGACACTACAAAGTTGGCTGGCTTCGTTGACCTCGTCGAGCAGGACACCGCAATTGTTGATGGGTTGACGCTGGGTAGTAACTTTATCATTTACACCAGCACTCAGGTCTGGCTCATGGATTTTGTAGGCGGCACGTTCCTATTCAATTTCAGGAAGCTGTTTACCGATGCCGGGGCTATCTCTCAGAATTGTATCGTCGAGGTAGAAGGTAAGCACTACGTCTTTGACAACTTCGATATCTACGCCCACGACGGCACATCTAAGCAGTCAATTTGTGACGAGCGAGTAAAGAATTTTATCTTCACCGGGCTGAACCAAGCATCTAAGAATTTGTGCTTCGTACAACATAACCCAACTCTTAACGAGATTATGTTTTGTTACAAGTCCGGCGACGAGCTGGTGGCTTTCCCGAATGCAGAAAGATGTAACCGGGCGGCAGTGTTCAACTACAGAAAGAACACTTGGTCGTTCATGGATTTACCTAATGTGTCCTCGGCTACCATTATTAACCTCGACACTGTTGCTTCATATGCAACGGCTTCAACTTTAACATATGAGCTGGTAGGTGGTTCATACTATGACCAAGAAGATAGCTTCAATCGTCACGTCGTGATGGTCGGTCAGGATAATACCGCAGACGGATTGACCAGCGATAAAATTTACGGTCTCGACCTCAGTGACGACGGCTCTATTGGTTTCCAGCTGGATACCGAGGCGACTAAACGTGCAATTGTTGAGCGAGTGGGTATTGACCTCGATGAGACCCAAAGAGGCATTCGTGGTTACAAGGTAATCAACCGACTGTACCCCCAGGCTGACACCAAGAATTCAAACGACACCACGTTGACATTTGAGTTTGGTGCGTCCGACATACCAAGTGACAGCCCGATTTATTCAACTTCCACAAGTTTTGATATGTCGTCTGACTACAAGATTGATAGTCGTGCAGCAGGTCGTTATCTATCTTATAAAGTTACAATCAGCGACCAAAAAGACTTCGAGCTTTCTGGGTTCGACCTTGACGTTACTGCAACTGGTAAACGCTGATGGCTATTAATAATAAAACGGATACGACAGCCACACCATATGTCAGGGCGCAGTTCCCGGTATACGAAGAGGGTGTACGTCGTTACATCCAAGATGAACTACAGCGCATTGAGAATTCCCTTAGGTCTGCTAACGAGGCGACAATTCAGGTTTCCGACAAGCCGCCGGATAACCCACTCAGGGGTATGGTGCGTTATGCAATAAGTCCTTGGGATGCACTTGGCAACGGCTACACTGGTTTAGTCGTTTACACTGGCAACGCATGGGCGCAGGTCTAGCTATGCTGTTCGATAGAATTCCTGTCGTCGATACTGACGACTACAATATTGAATTACAGCCACACATTAACGAAGCCGGGTTTCACATGGTGTTTATTCACTGTGATGTTAACTCGACGTGGACTAAATCACTCAAGAGAGAGCTAAAGCAGACGTTCAAAGAGCTATCCAGTCAGATGGATACGCCTATGTACGCAAACTGCGAAGTAAACGACGAAAAGCATAAAAAGTTTCTGAAGATTTTTAATTTCAAACCTCAGATATTGGTTCAAGAGCCTGACAGCTCTGACGTTTACATTCTCTACAAACATACATCAATCGGAGTACACTAATATGGGAATTGACCCGGTAACAGCCGCCATTGGTTCGACAATCGTCAGCGCAGGGCTTGGCTATAAAGGCGCAAAAGATGCAAAGAAAGCGCAGAAGGCGCAACTTAAAGCCCAAATGGAGGGCTTTAATCTCGCCAAGCCTTTTATTGAGGACACATATTCTGGCGGTCAAGATGCACTCAACACCGCCCTAGACACAGGTGTCTACCAAGGTCAACGCTACGCAGGTCTAGACCCATACAGCTTGAATGCGCTCAACTACATCTACGGCTTTGGTTCAGATAACATGGGTTTGCCAAATCAGATGATGGGCGACACGTCCGGCTTCACACAAAACTATAATGACCTCTATAATCAAGCGGTTTCCGGTCAAACATTTAACGACGCAGTGGCTTACGCTAACAACCCAGACATATACCAACCACTCGTTGACAGCGCATTAAGAGACAGCCGACGAATACTTACAGAAAACACTTTGCCGGGTATTAATGTTAGCGCATCGAGTTCTGGTAACACCAATTCGTCTCGTGCAGGTGTCGCAGAAGCGTTAGCTCAGAGAGCTTTTGATGACAGGTCAGCTGACACCACAGCTCGTATACAAGACAACTTGTTGACCAGAAGTCTTAACCAATCAAATACCGACTTAACAAATGCTTATAATATTGCGAATTCACAGTCTACTGCATTCCAAAATGCTCTTAAAAACTCAGGCATACTTGCAGAGTACATGAACAAAGCAGGATTGGGATATCAGCAAGATTTACAAAACTTTATTAACGCTGATATGGCAGGTTTCAATGAAGCTCGTGACTTCCCTCTCGATGCTTACATTAAATACAACTCAGGCATTCTTGGTAACGCTCAATCACAATCACCACAAAATCCAACAGGCGTTACAGCCTCAACATTAGCAGGTGCTATAGGGGGCGCACAAATGGGTTACGGTTTTGGTCAACAATTGCCGGAAATGTTCCCCGGAATGTTTGGCGGCGGCGGTGGCGGTAGTGTCAGCCCGAATTATTACCAAATCCCATCTAGCTATGGCAGTAATTTTGGTAGCGTTACCTATGAACCTATCAGTCTAGGAGGTTAGTAGAATGGCAGTTAATAATCCAATATTACAAGCTATGATGCTTGAACAGTTAGGCATCGACACAGGTGCGCTCAATAATCCGGGCATGGGCTTAGGTGCTTTATCCATGACTGGTAACCGTCGTGGTTCACCAGCTTTTAGTCGTACCCCAACACGCAACGAAATGCTCATTCGAGCTGGTGGTGCTATGGTTGGAGCTTCACCTAAAGGTTTGCCAGCGGCTTTAGAGGCAGGTGCTAAGACTTATGGTTCTATTTTAGATGACACTCGTGACCGTCAGGCTACAGGCAACATGTTAGGTCTTCAAACTCTTGGCTTAAAGAAAAGGCAGAAGGGTGAAAACTACATCGATGGTACAGGTGCTATGTACAGAGAAATCTTTGACCCATTAGGTCAGAGTACATTCCAAAACATGACCACAGGTGAAACGGTAGCACAACTACCACCCGGCTCAACTCGTGTATCTGATGCTGAAATTGATTATGCAAAGAAAGAAGACATCAAAGAATTTAATAAGTTTAGTGATGACATTGCCAAAGTTCCAGAAAAGTTAGCAATGCTTCAACGATACTTAGACGTTGGCTATGATGCGGCAGGTGTTAGTGTCTATAAACAACTAAGTAGACAACTCTCAAGAAGTTTTAATATTCCACTAGAAGATGTTGATGCATTAACAGAAATTGACAACATCAGAAGCAGAATGGTTCTCGAGTTGGCTAGAGAGTTGCTTGCAGGTCAGGGTCAGATTACCGAGGGTGAACGAGCAATCGCCGCAAGTGCCGCACAAGACCCCTACGCACAGACACCAGAAACATTTAAGAAGCTTGTTAACATTGCCTACGAACGTGAGCAAAGAAAACTCAAGCTATTCCAATTCCACCGAAATCAACTGCAAGACAACCCAAACAAGATGTTCCGTGAAAGTCGAACAGACTTTAATTTAAATTTAGCTGAGAGTATGGCTAAAACATTAGAAGAACCACTTACTATAGATTTAGATAATAAAGATAATAACTAATGGTCGATGTTACTGTGACCTATGGTGGTCAACAATATCTAGTTAACGTACCAGATACTTTTGGAACTTTACCACAAGAACAACAAAGAACCGATATTCAAACACTTTTAGGTAAACAATATCCGGGCTTGAATATCACTCCACCGCAGACACAACCAGTAGACACTAGTTTCGGCGGTGCGTTTAGATATGGCTTTGATATGCCGCTTGAAAACATAGCTGGTACTATGGAAGACTTCTTTGGTGTTGATGGTTCTTCTTTACGCAACGCTATAGAGACTAACCCTAACTATAGACCAGCGTCGGCTGATTTTATTAACCCACCAGAAGATGCATTTACTGTTGGCGGTTATGCGCCCGGATATCTACCCAGAGCCGTTGCCGAACAGGCTGGTCAATTAGGTGCGGCTATGGGCTTACGTCTTGCAGGTGCAGGTGCTGGCGGTGCAATAGGTACAGCTGTTGCTCCCGGTGCTGGCACAACTGCTGGCGCAGTGATAGGTGGATTTAGTTTACCAACTATTTTTGAGGCAATGCAGATTGCTAGTCCTGTCCTAAGAGAACGTCTAAAAAATCAAGGCAAGACGATTGAAGAGGCTACCACTGACGATTATGTAATCGCTCTTTCTACAGCTGGTTTTACTGGTTTAGCTAATACTTTTGGTTTGCTTGGTGTCGGTAAAATTAAAGGCATTCTTACTGAGGCTGTTACTGAGGGTGGACAGAGTGTAATACAGCAAACTGGTGAGACCATAGCTACTGATAAAGGGCTGACCATTGACCCTAAACAGGCTGTTGGTGAAGGTATTATCGGCGGCGCAACTCGAGGTGCTTTAGATACAGGAATTAGCGGCGTTAAAACAGCCGCTCCGTTAACAGTTGACGCAGTAAAGTCTGGGGCATCCAAAACAGCCGACGCAGTAAAGGCTGGGGCAAATGTTATCACAGACCCTAAAGGGGCGTATCAAGATTTAAAAACAACAGTTAAAACTATACCCAACTACAGGTCAGTGAATGAGCTTAAAAATAACCCACGTCTAGCTGAAAGTGATGCTCGTGTCGCCGACATGTTCGATGCAGAAAAGCTTAAAATTAACGAGACTAGGCAAGGTACAGATGTTGCTGAAGATGTCGTCTTTAAAAACATACAAGACAGACTAAAGAATACATTTAAAGAAGTTAGCGAGGCTTTATTTAAAGCTAACAAAATCACAGGCGGCGACAAGAAAGTCTTTAACCAGATTGTTTCTCGTGCCGCAAAACATAACCGTGCATTAACTGCGCCGATTGATGAGACAACCGAGACTGATATTAATGAAGACATCTCAGGTGGTTTTCAGAGTGATGTAGAATTCATCAATAATTTAGACCTCGACCAATCTGATAAAGATACACTATTAGATGCTTTATTAGACCTCGAAACTGTAACCGAAGCCGGAATGAAGAACCGTTCAGTCGGCGCATTAACACTTCTCATAAGAAGGTTTGGTTCTGGTGCAGGTGCATCAGCTGGGGCAATGTTAGGTGGAGGTGTTGGTGCGGCAGTTGGCGCAACAGCTGTCCCAAAATCTTTTGAGGCTATTGCCCAGCGTATAGATAGCTTTCTAAAGCTTAACAGACCAAAAGTTCTCAAGAGAGTAGAGCAACGTCGTAAGGCTGCGGAGCTAATAGGGCGTGATTATGGTAACACTCCAAAAGACCTAGCTAA